ATTTGGGAATCTTTGAGGGGGTCGAAGAAAAACGATGGCCCCTGGGTCTCAGTCGGTCGGGGTCGCCGTCTCAGGGTCGTCGGTCACTTCCTCGAAGTCAACGTACTCGCTTTCGCTATGTGCTGGCAGCATGAAGCGACTCATGATGTTGTCCTTCCATCGCTCGTGCCGCTGCTCGGCCCTGGCTTTCACTGCCTCCTTGCTATGGCTCCGCTCTTCCTTGTGTATCTTGGCATGACAGGCATCGCAGACGCTCACAAGGTTGTCCCACATGAATGCCCACTTGCGCATCTCAGCCTTCGATGTCGAGTCCTCGATAGGGTGGCGATGATGTACCGCGTGGGCACTGGTCACGATGCCCTCACGCTCGCACACCTCGCACAATGGGTTGGCTCTCAGCTTCAGGATGCGCAACTCCCGCCACTCTCGGCTGTTGTATATCTCCGCCTTGTCCTTCTGCTGCTTCGGGTTACGGCATCGCCATGATGTCGGTAGTTTCTTCTGTGTCATATCGTTTCCTCCATCCATTGCCGCATGAGGTCGGTCATGTCGTCGTGGCTGATGGGCAGCTGGCGATGGAAGCCCTCGCTGTCGGTCGTGGTGATCAGCCACATGCGGCGCGTCTTGCGGTCTCTCTTCAGTTCTACCATTCTTGATCAAAGGGTTTGAAGTCGGGTTCTTGGTCGGTCTCGCTTGGCGGGTTCTCTTGCTTCAGCATATCATCCACCAGTTCGCGGTCATCATCGTTGAATTGGATGCGCTGCTGGCGCATGGCCTCGCCGTCGGGAGTGCGGTGGTGCTTGGCCTTGGTTCGCTTGCCATACTCGATACGTCGGCCACTCTCGGAGAACTGGGCTTCTCCGTTCATCTGTATGCGGTTCTCTTCCTCCAGTTCGATGATGCTTTGCGCGTCGATCATGGTCAGCAGCACGTCGCTCAGGTTGTTGCATCCGAGTTGTCCGCCCATCAGTCTCAGCCGTCGGTAGATGCCGTGCATGGTCACTTCGCAGACGCGCTCCAGTATGTCGTCGGTGCATTCCGTCATGCGAGCCTCGCCCATGAACGGCTTGTCTATCATCACGGCACCGAAGCCGCGCTTGTCCTTCTGCTGAAGGATGAGCACCACCTGCGCCACGTCGAGGTCGTTGGGGTTGGCGAGGTTGAATGCCTTGGCCCACGAAGCATCGGTCTCCATCATGGTCATCACCTTGCGGATGCGCGGGTCGAGCTCATGCTGGGGTGCTGCCGCCCGTGCCATCGTGTAGGCAAACATCTGGAACATCTGGTAAGAGTTCACGCCGATGGTCTCGCAGATCTTGTCGAGCACCGCTGCCTGGTCGGGGCTGACCTTCACGGAATAGACTACATGTTTGTCATCTTTCTGCTTTGTGCTCATAATTACTAAAATAATGTTAGTTGTCGTTGTTCGTTGTCGATGCGCTTGCAAGCCTTGTCGAAGTATTCCTTGTTCAGTTCAAAGCCGATGAAGTGGCGTTTCTCCTTGATGCAAGCGATGGCGGTTGTGCCGCTGCCCATGCAGTTGTCGAGCACCGTGTCGCCCTCGTTGGTGTAGGTCTTGACGAGCCATTGCAACAATGGTACTGGCTTTTGAGTCGGATGTATTTGGTCTTGTCTGCGCCACTTTTGGTCAAACTTTAACACACTGATAGGCTGACGTTCTCCATGATTATCGGTGTGTACGCCTTTCACTCCGTATTTATGATTATTCTTAATGCCGTATGCGTGGTCATAGTCTTTATGATAAGGAGTTCCACCCGTTGTCATTTGAGGATTATACTTTGCCGCTGACCTTCCGAATACAAGAATATGCTCGTGCATCTTCAGTGGCATATATGGAGCTGTCAAAGGACTACCACATCGTGACTTTTGCCATATCAAATCATATCGGTATAACTTTGGTTGGCTTGCATACAACTCAAACACGAAGCGACCACTTGCGAACAGCACAATGTTTCCGTCTGGCTTAATTATACGTCGGTAATGTTCCCATAATGGCTCGAAAGGTATCACGCTATCCCAAGCGCAGGCTGTTGTCCCATACGGCAAATCGCAAATCACAGCATCGACTGAGCCGTCGGTAATGGATTTCATCCCCTCCAGGCAGTCCATGTTGTAGATGCGGTCAAGTTCGATGTTCATAGTGTTTAACCTTGTTTTCGGCTTTTGTTAAAGTTGTATCGTTGTCTCAGTATCTCGCGCCACATACGGACTCGCGGGTCGCGCAGTTCTTCAGGGTCAAGGAATGGCTCGTCTGTGTTCCATACCTCGGTGATGATGTCGCCTATCCTGACAGGTTCGGAAGAATCAGGGGGACAGGTCGCGTGATTCTTTTGCGAAGAATCATGGACCTGTCCCCTTGATTCTTCTGTCCTCGGCCCTTCGCCTGTCCGCATCATACGGATGGCGATGTCGGCAATATCGGCCTTGTCGCCGTCTTCCTCACGCCAACAGGTATCGAAGAAGTGGGTATAAACTCGGCAATGGTCATAGCCCAGTTTGTCGCACACCTCCTGCCAGTCGTTGCGCCCGTCCTTGTCGGGCCACAGCCAGATGGTTCGCCCTTGGTCGATGAGCGGCTGGAGGCTGTCGAGTTGCAAGTGCTTCAGACCGCCGCAAGCCAGCCATATCTGATTATCGAAGTCTCCATAGTAGTTGGCCATGATGATGGCGGTCTTCTCTGATTCCACGATGTTCGCCACAGCCTTCGGGTATCGGTTCAGCAGATGGGAGCCGAAGAGCGGCTTGATGATTTCGTGATGCTCTGGGTCGAGCTGCTGTCGGCATCCATCCTGATTGTATATCCAACCGGGGTGCATCGTCTTGTCGCGGTGTCCGTCGGGAAGATACTTCATCAGCTTGGCGGCACGCGGTATGCCCTGGTGATCAATCTGCCAGAACACCACGCGGCCGTCGCGCCAACCGCCTACGCAGTACATCCACAATGTCTTCTGGAGTCGTGCACGCTGCTCATCGTCCCACGGAAGCCGTTGCAACCAATAGATAAATAATATCAGCTGCTCTTGGGCTATCGTCATAGTCCTGGCGACGTATGCTCTCGGTATCTCCAGCACCGGCAGTGGCGCGGGTTTCGGTCGTGGTGGTGGCGGCGTGTAGTTCAGCGGTATGTCATCGACTGGCTCGTTGTACTTCTTTCCCAGCCAACGGATAGCATCAGGAAAACTGAGCCGTTCGTGCGCCATGAGGAACTGAACGGGGCCACCCTTCGCGTCGCAGACGAAGCAGCGGTAACTGTTGCGCCCAGGCCTGTCGTATGATAGCGTCGAAGGCCTCACGATGAAGTTGCCGTCGTTCTTATCGTCATGGAACGGGCACAGTCCTGTGAGGTTCACGCCCGCCTTGCGGAGCGTCACGAAGTCGCCCACCACGTCCTCAATCTTGGCGATGTCCTGAATGCGCTGGATGATGTCGTCGGGTATCTTTGGCATAGGTCGTTTTTTAATTCAATCGGTTGAATTGGAAGATTCAACAGGTTGAGTTTGGAAAGTCAAGCGGTTGAATTTCTGGAGTCGATTACTGTTAGTCTGAATGTCGCAAACCCTCTCGTCGGCCCTACGCAAATCCCCAAGAATACTCCCCAATACCCTGTTATTATTTTATTTTATTATATAAAATAATATCAGGGTTTGGGGGTTTCGGGGGTTTGCTTTAGGTGTAAAACTATAACGCGCGTGTACGTGTGTGCGTGAGGGGTTTTTCGGGGTTTCGGGGTTTCAGTCATTTGATGAGCGAATATACGACCTTGTTCTTGCTGACTGGCTTCCCCTCAATTATTCCGAGTTGTACGGCTCGCTGAGTGATCACGTAGCTGTCGTGGCGGTTTATGTCGAATCGTTTCATCAGGCTGTCGCTTAACAGCAGGGCTCCCACATTTCCTTCGGCAAGAATCAGGTGCATGGCCTCACGTATCTCGTCATCGTCTGGCATTTTCTGTTCCACTTCAGGAATGAGGTTGGCCGTGCGCTGTGCGATGTCGATGTACTTCTGAAGAACAGCGTCGGAAAAGTCCGTGAGATTTGTTTCGGGGTCGGCCATTACACCGCTCATCAGAGCGATGGCAGCATTGAAGATTTGGGCTGGTGATACTTTCATAATCTCTTGATGTTTTTAATTGATGTTTTACTCGCTCATCGGAGCGAATGGTAAGTCATTGAGTATTGCGTCGCACTGGCTGGTGTCGAGCGTGTACCGGCCATTGACAGGCAGGTGGAACACGCCACGGGAATTTGCCTCGTTGAAGTATTCCTTTGCCTTGGTCTCGCCTATGTGCATACGCCGTTTCAGTTCCTTCACGATGTTGGTGAAGTATTCGCTCATGGGTGGCGACATGAACTCCAGCAGACAGCGCACGACGGCCTTCAGCATGACATCTTGCACGTCCTGTACCTTCGCCGCTACTTGCGGAGCCGCTTCATCCTCGATCTCCACGGGCTGTCCCCAACCGCCGTCCACGCTGACATAATGGAAATACCAGTCTTCCACGTCCTTGCCACGGGCCTTGTTCTGCTTCACGCGGAAGTAGATGGGCGGCAGTTTCGGGTTTCGGTCATGTTCTTTCAGTTCCGATTGCTTCACCTTGATAACCGTAAATATCTCCGACACCTTGCGCTGGGTGATGCTGCCGAGCGTGCCCACCAGTTTGTCAACCATCGGGTTCTCATGCAGCACGGCCCAGAGGCTCGCGTCGTAGTGGGTGGCCAGCATCATGCACTTGCGGATGATGGGCTGGCACTCCTTCTGGTCGTTGTAGTCTTCAACGATGTCGAGCATACCGTCCAGGAATATGTCGGTCGGTTGCACCTGCCATATCGCCTTCAGTATCTTCTTCCATCGGTCGAGAGCCAGTTCCGTGTCGCGCAGTCTGAGTATCTTCAGGTGCTGCTTCGCTACGTCCTTGGGCACGCCCGACATCGACAGGATGCGGTTCTTGAATCCGATGGTGTCGTCTTCGCCCTGCTCCGTATCGACATAGAGGATGCACGTCGGCACCTCCTGAAAGCCCTCGGCACCGTTCACCTTGTGGCCAACCTTGCGGGCAATGGTCTTGCCGAACTGCCCGCCCAGCGTCGCCGCAATCAGCTGCGCCATCAGTCCCGTCTTGCCGTTGCCCGGCTTACCGCTGACGATGTGAATCTCGCCCACGTCGGCAAAGGCCACGTCGTTGCGTTCCAGCGTATATCTTGGCGGACGGTATGGCTTGTCGAAGTCGAGGAAGTCATCATCGACTTTCGCCCCGAACCAGTCATCACCTTTCAGGAAGTCGGGCACGGGTGTCGGCTCTCCCGGCAGTGGTATTTTGTTGTTTTCTTCGCTCATAGTTCACTTGATGTTATTCGTCGCGCTGAAACGTGAAGCCATCCTTGATGCAGTTGGCCTCGAACTTCGCGCTGCGCTGTGTCTCATCGTCATAGTAAATGACGTATCGGCCCGGCTGACCCTCCGAGCAATCCATGTCGAGCAAGTAGCCGCGCCGCAAGGCATCATGGCGGTGGGCAATCTGACTTCGCGTGTACTTCTTCATCACGATCATCTTCAGGTTGGTCTTACGCTCCAGCCCGTAGATGACGCGCTGTGTCTCCTTGCGAATCATCTCCTTACGCTCACGCGACCGCTTCTCCTTGATAGCCGCGTATCGCTTCGGGTTGTCACGCTTCATGCGCAGATAACCGTTCTCTCGCAGCCCTTCGCGCTCCTCTCGCCAACGTCGGCGACTGCCCTCCAGCGTAGCCTCCGACGGAGGGTGCCCCCGCTTGCGGTCATAGCATCCGTTGGCATTGTTAGTCTTCAGCATCGCCTTCGTCTGCCTGCGTTTGATGGCCCTCAGTCCCGCCTCGCTCTTCGTCAGCCCCAACTCACGGGCGAAGCAGTGGAGCTTGTAGAGACTAATGCCCATTGCCTTGGCCAGCCGCTTGTTCTCGATGGTGGGGAACCACTGGCAGAGCCACGCCCGCTGCTCATCGTTAAGCACTCGGCGGTGTACCTTGCCACGGGTCATCTCAGTCTGTCCTGGGTATGGTGTCATGTTCGTCTGTCAGTCGTAAAAAGTCCTTGGTGCGGATATGCTCGAAGAGGTACATCTGACTTGGCATCGTCGAAACCCAGCGGATGAGTTGCCGTGTCTTCAGTTCGTCGGTGCCCGTTCGGTCTTCCACCATGAGGATGAAGTTCTTCCACCAGTCGCTCTCCGTGGCCAAGTCGTCGTCGCGCTCCGAGTGCTGGGTGTCGCGTGTGGCTCGCTGTGCCCATTTGCGTGCCGCCCTGACCAGCTTCCGCAGTTCCTTGAAGTAGGAGCGGTCGCGGTCGTCGAGCGGAGTCTTCACCTTGGCCAGCAGGTCGTCGATGTCGAGCAACATGGAGTCTATCACGTCGGCCAGCACCGTCGTCAAGTCCATCATCACGGCCACCGTCTCGATGTGGCGGTGCAGTTCCTCGCGGGTCATGCCCGTGGCTTGAATGAGGTGCAGCGCGTCGATGATGGTGTCCCACTGCTTGCGTGTCTCGTCGGTCATCGCTTCCAGTTGTTATTCATCAGTTGCGGGTGCTGATTGGGCATCCCGTTACGTTGATGCTCAGAGAGCCACCCTGTCGGGCGACTCTCCGGAAAATAGTCAGAATGGTAGGTCATCGACTTCTCCTGTGGTTGATTGTGGTGGGAATGGTGGTACTGCTGCAGCTGGTGCTGCCGGTATCGGTGGCTGCTGTGCCGGTGCCTGATGGGCTGCTGGCTGCTGTCCCTGCTGTCCCGCAATCTCGAACTTATAGCATCGAACATCGTTGACGGTCGCCTTGGTGCCGTCCTGTCTGTCGAATGAGCGTACACTGTGGCTGAACCCGATGCGGCACTTCAATTCATACTGAAGCACGCACTCGCCGTTCTCCATGACCGCCTTGCCGTCAGCACCCTTCTTCAGGTACGCGCCAATCTGCGCCATGATGTTCGTGTCGAACGTCTCCAGCAGCACCCTGTCGGGCCACCGCTGGTCGCCTGTCTCAAAATACTCAAAAACGAAGGGCAGAGCCTTCCACTCTCCCCTCTGCGAGGTGCCAGACCTTACAGGCAGCACCCTACTGATTCTTCCTTCAAATTCCATGTCTTTAATATATTGATGATTGAATTGCTTTACGACTCTCACTGCGGCTGATGCCTTCTTCTGTCTGGCGGTCGAAGACTGCCTTGCGACTGTCGATGTCGCGCACTCTCGCCCGCGTCATGTGGCGGTCGAACTTGTCATCCTCTACCAACTTGCGCTGGCGGGATGCTTTGATTGATTCTTGATGTTTCATAATCTATAAGAATAAAAACTTTGCTTTGCTTTGCTTGTCTGTGCTTTACTCTACTCCTCCATGCTTTACTCCGCACTTCTGGGCTCGGCTTAACTAAGTTTGGATGTAACTTTGCTTCGCTCCACTTCACTTCACTCAACTGGGCTCAACCGGGCTACAGCTATACATTGGTATACTTCACTCCGCGTTACTAAACTATACTCAACTCCGCTTTACTGCGCTCTGTTTGGATATAACTTTGCTTGACTCCGCTCTGCCTCGCTTTGCTTCGCTTTACTTTACTCAACTCCGCTTTGCTGCGCACTGTATGGATATAACTTTGCTTCGCTTTGCTTAACTACACTCCACAAGACTGCTCAAAACTCGGCTTCTCTTCGTTGGGATATAGCTTTGCTTTGCTCCGCTTTGCTCTGCTTCGCTGCACTAAACTCCGCTCATGTATGCTATGTTGGGATGTAACTTTGCTTCACTTCACTGTACTGCACTTAGGTTGGCTCCACTATGCTAAGTTGGGATATAACTTTGCTGAGCTTAACTTTACTCCTCTTGACTCGTCCGCGCTGGTCTTTACTTCGTTGGGATATAACTTTGCTGAGCTATACTTCGCTATGCTTCGCTAATCTCTGCCAGTTTTGGCTTAGTTGGGATGTAACTTTGCTATGTTCAACTATACTCTACTAAGCATAACTGGACTGCGCAAATTTATTTCGATTTAATTTCTTCAATCTTATATCTTCGAGCCGCTTGATGTTCGCCTCGTTGCGTTTATGTAGCAGATTACGAAATTCTCCAAGCCATGCGTGGCGTTCATTGGCATTTGCAAAATTGCCCTTAAAGCGATTTTC